AAACTATGCTCACCTTTATTCATTACATTAATATTTAAAGTTAGTAAAAATATAGGGGATTTCTCCCCTATAGTAATATTACTCTTGAACCATTTGGCTTTCAGCCATAGCTTCCATAAGTTTAATGTCTTTAGGCATCACAACACTAACGTCTTCAATACCTTCAGCACATCTCATCCATTCTTTACGATCCATTGTATCAATAGAATCATTTGGCAATTTATATGTAACTTTGTTTGACCATTTGTCAAATGATACAAGTTTTGCAACTTCTTGCTCTTTACCAATTGTAGCTGTTTTAGCTAATTTTGGAGCTTTGTAATTACCATCAATTAATTTGATAGCTACTTCAGGGTTTGATGTATTGTTGATGATTTCAAACAATAATTCTGATGTCAATTTAATTTTCATTTTTACTTGTTTTTAAATATTAATAATGTATTTTACACCTAAAACTATATTATTATTGTACCAGGGAGATTCAATAATAGTGGTTTAATAGAAGCTTGGTGCACTCAATATCTTGTGAAGTTATTTGCTTTTTTGGTAATATTATTAAATAGATTTATTTCTAATTTTAGTTTCTATTTGTCTTTGTATTCTAGTACCATATGTATTATTATATTGACTATCACACCATTCTAAATTATTGTCAATATTATTTGTTTTAATTTCGTCTTTATGATTAATAAAAGGTTTGTTATCTGGATTATCTACAAATAATAATCCAACTAATCTATGTATTTTATATTGTTTACCTATATTATTTTTAGATAATTTTACAACTAAATACTCTCTATGTAATGTTTTAGACATTAACTTATTCTTTTTTACATTGATTACATTGCCAATGTTACTCACTTGATATAACCCTAAATAATTAGGTATATCTTTCCATCTCTCTTCCATCCTCTATAATTTAAAAATAAGCTTAAAACTATATTTCTATAGAAACTACTCATTTATAATAACAATAAAGTTATTAAGTTTTTTGGGTTTTGAATTAGTAAGACTGTATTATTGCTACTAAAAGTATAACAACTTCTAATACCAAAGCTATGGTTAATAATTTATTTATATTCATAAAAATAATGCTCTAAATATTTGACCTAATATCATTAACATGAACATAAATAAGAATCCTCTTAACCATTTTAACGATTGTTTTTCAAACTTTGTCATATTAATTAAGTTGAATTCCTTTATTCCTATGAATAATTGATGTTGTATACATGCCTATTACATATATTGCTGAAAACATGTCTTTATCAGGCGTATCGACATACAATGTTACTTCAAACTCAAATGATTTCTCTGTACCTTTCATTGATACAGAGATACCATCAAGTTGTTCTAGCTCTCTCTTTGGAAATGGTCCATAAAGATTAGCGTCATATAATACTGTAAATTGAATCTTAGCCATTTTACAGCCTATCTATTTCATCATTAACAAATATTGCGGCAATAACCCAGCCAATAATAGTAAATATCCAAAATACTACACTAGTTGTAAATACTTCACAATATGTAGTTTTAGTAAATATTACTACTAATGTAGTAATTAACATTGGAACAAATAATCCTAATATAAATACTATTAATAATATTAAGATTGCTTCAAGCGATTTATTGATTAAATTTTTCATGTGGTATGTTATTTATAATTAACTTCTAATCTGCCATTATACAATGTATAAATATACAATGTGCCATTCATGTCATCTCTTACTTTATAATGAGGTTGAACCATCTTGTGTTCTGTTAGATAATCCTGTATTTCTTTATTTAGTAGTTGAAATGCCACATAATGTGAAGGCAATGTTGATACTCTAATTCTTTGGTTATGAGATATATTCATGTGGTATGTTATTATTTTATTGATTCATATTCTTTAAGATAAATATCTACATCTTTTTGCATTTCTTTTAATCTTTCCCAATCTTTAACTAATGTATCTTCTCTTAATGAATATTTATTTATATAATCCATTTTGATTTTTACATTATCTAATAGATTTGGGAGAATCATTTCTAACTCTGATTTTCTATCCATGATATTCATTTGGTATTTCAATCCACCAGTCATCTAGATTATGTCTATTTAAATATATTTTATTATGTAAATCAGACATTTTAACAGCACTCAGGTTGAATTCTACATTATCAAGATTAATAACTTTAAATACACCTTCTTTTTGATGAACACCATAAAATGGCATTCTAACTCTTCTATCAATATAATTAGAGAACGGATTCTCTGATGTATATTCTAACCCATCTATTGTGAATTTAATTTGGCCATAAGCACCTGTAGATATTACAAGTGCTTTGACCGGCTCAACAAAATCAACAATCTCGGCAAGATTCACAACTTTCTCTTCGATTTCAATACAAGCGTATTGATTACCTTCAACTTTAACTTTAGAGTATGAAGTAATTTGTCCTAACTTCATCTAAATGCATTTATAATTAAATATATAATTCCAATAACTAATGCAGCTGGAATTAAATACATAAAGATGAATTGTACTACTAATAGAAGTAATGATCCCAGTATTATGTACACAAATATTGCAGCACATAATACTAATACTAGTTTAAAGAAATCTCCCATTATATTACACTATTTAAATAGTTAATAAATTTGAAGATAATTGGTATTACTAGGCATGCAATACATGCAGCCATAAATAATAATGCGGATAATCCTAAAATTCTTTTCATGTGGTACGTTATTAAAGTTAATTTATTTTCTACTCATGACTAATATCATGTGAGCTACTCTTACCAATATCATTGGTACACCAAATATAAGGAAATTAATGAAACAATTATAACTAATTGTATAACATAAATAACCTATAACAAATGGAATAACAGTAATAAATACCATCATTCCTCTAACTAAGTTTTTCATTTTACTATATTTTTATTATTAAAATAAACTCCCACAAGGTTGCACCTTGTCCAGATAAGTTTTACACCATTTATAACAACTTATTAATTACCCTACTGCACTTTTGTATTTGATGGAGTGCAATCCTGCCATTGGAAGAGAGTTTAATCTTCAGAGGACAAAGCTCCCAAATTATAACATACCACCTACTTAGAGTATATTATAATAACTCTGCCCTCTTTCAGATTATTTTTCTATTTTAAAACATATTAATAATGATACTAATGACATTATACCTGTAATACAGAATGCAGTCATATAATATTCTCTCCAAGTATTATTCTCATGCCAACCACCAACAGGTGTAACAGCTAATACTAATATCCATGCACAAAATGATATCATAAAGAAACCATGTGCTATTCTAATTTTCCTTTCCATTGTATTAATATTTAACAATTACACAACTTCCATCATTTAGATGGATATATAAATATAATGTACTACTATTAACATAATAAAATGTTTGTGTCAATCTATGTTTAGCCAAGAAATCTTGAATCTCTTTATTTAATGCTAAATGACACATAATAATTGTAGATGCTGGTTTTACAACATCAGTTTGATGAGTTATAATCATAGTTTTAAAGTATTTGTGGTATAAATGTTCTACTAACCTATCTAATTGTATATCATTATCTAATGTCCAACCATTTGTCATATCAAAGATAAACATATATTATAATTGTTTACAGATTGTACCATTGTCGTTAATGAAATCAAACAAATCTACTGTTTGTCCAACACTCCATGTATTATCGCCTAAATGTTTAGCGACAACCATTCTATTTTGTGCAATTAATACATAATTATTATTTGGCAACTTATCTACAATTGTAAATGTCACTGCCAATGGTACTGTTGATTGCACTATTAATGTTATTTTATCGAATAGATTCATATGTTAAATGTATTTGTGGTTCGTTATTTATTTAATGAAGTCATTTATAGATAATGTACTAATGTTCTTAATCAACAAGAGTATATTAAACCATAAGAATATGATTGATACTGTAACTATAAATGCAATAGTTAGTATTTTAATGATATGTTTAAGCATAATATTGTATTTAAAGGATGATAATTTAATAGTTATATTAGGACATCAGTTATGGAAGATAATGTCTTAAAAGCTATTATAATAAGCTTAAATAGGGTATTAATGACTCAATAGAGAAGTGATGATATTAAATAAAAGGAATATAGGCTCATTTCAACCTATTTCCCTTCAATATACACATAATTAAAGTCCTAGGGAATGACGATTGTAAGGTATAAGATTATATAATCTCCCTTTGGTCGACGATTCCCTAATTCAGACTTTAAAACTCTAAAACAACACTCCCTAAGGAGTGATGTTAACAGCTTTGCCAGCTTCACCGCTAGGTGAAACGCCTGCAAACTGCGCAAATGCAGACACGTCCAGTGCGGCACTTTGTGCAAGATAGACTTTAGAATAGCCTGCGTATTCGCCGTCTATCTCTACGAGTAAAGTGATTTCTTCACCTTTCTCGTATTCCATCAGGTCCATGAGTTTCTCATAAATCATGGTCGTGCCACGTTGTACAGTATTGTCATGTGGCATGGTCACTTGTACATTGGCCAAGCGATACTCTGTATTCTTGGCATTGTTAAGCGTAAGAACATTCTTGCTGATAGACACGATAGTGGCAGATGCAAGTAATTTCATTCGATTATCGAATGAATCAACGATGATGTAATCAGGTTTTTCCATAACTAAATTGTTAAATTGCGAGGGCTTATGCCCAAAGCTAAAAAAGAGTGGGGGCTGATGTTGGGTTAGCTCACTCTTACATTGATATAAAATTTTTTAGAAAAAATATGGTAAAAAATTTGGAAATGTCGAATATTATTCGTACCTTTACAGTATAATATAAATACTATAATTATGCAAGGTATATATAAGATTACAAACACAAAGACAGGAATGTTTTACATAGGATCATCTAAAGATTTAGAAAAGAGAAAATATAAACATTTTCATAACTTAAAAAACAATAATCATGTTAATAAGAAACTACAAAGTTCGTATAATAAATATGGAGAAGAATGTTTTATATTTGAAGTAATAAGAAATTTTCCTGATTGGTATACAGTAGAGAATAGATATAGAGCTGAACAAGTATATTTAGATTCTTTAGATAAAAATAAAGTATACAATTTATGTTTTACTGCTGATGGTGGAGGAAGTGATGTTTTAGCAAAGCCAGTATATTTATTATCATTAAAAGGAATCATTATTAACGAATTTGAAAGTATTCAAGATTGTAGAAGATATATAGGTGGTTCTCAAATAAATACCAGATCTATAAATAGTGAAGCAATAGTTAGAGGAAAATATAGAATTACAACTATAGATTTTTATGAAAATAACTTTAAAGATATTATGGAATGGAAAAAAGAGACATATTTAGAAAAACAAACTAGATTAGATAATGAAAGAAGAAATAAAAGAATTATAACAATAACAGTTGACAATGTAAAACATGAATTCTCAAATATGGCAAAAGCAGGAGAATTTATAGGTGTATCTAGAGAAAGAGTAAGACAGATATTGAAATATGGATCAAAATGGTATGATTTAAAACTTAAATATGAATAAAAGCTATTACTAGACATAATAAAACTAAAAATAATTGTAAAAACATTTGGATTTCAATAAAAAATAGATTATATTTACAGTATTAAATAGATTTAGCAACTAGTTTTAGGATACAGTTGCCCAATTAACACGTGGGGCGTGCCGTTAAGGGTTTGGGGGAAGGGTTTTTGCAAGGTATGACGACTTCTGTAACACTGGCTAGCCAAGTTTACTCCATCAGACATTGACGGGGGAAACCTTGCTATGTTTATTTATAAGTATTTAAAGTATATATACTTAATATACTATAACACACACACATTAGTCCATAATATAAAGATCCGTGCTACCTTGGGTAGAGATCCTCATAGTCTTAAAAAAGCTGTGGGGATTTTTTTTTAAAAATAATTCACTTTTTGTTTGGATATTAAATAAATATTTTGTATCTTTACATAAAATTAAGAAAAATGATAAAAGTAAGTGAAGATTGTGAAGATCAAGAGCCTTGGTTTGAAGCTGAGGTTATAATAAGAGAAGGGCAGCCTGCAGGGTTTAAGGAATGGTGTAAAGGTATTAAACAATGTAAATATACTATACTTATACCAGATGGTACTACAGTGTTTGCTAAGTTGTTTATAGATTTTAATCAGAGATTCGATAATGAGTCGTTTACAATATATATACTAAATAGATATGGAGAACTTTAAGGAATGGAAAAAAGGTCTAGTACATACGCAATATAAAGTTATATTGCCAGATGGACATACTCTTGATAAAGGAAGGTGGACCTCTCACAAAGGTTTCAATTTAGAAGGTTTTAATAAATACTTGGAAGAATTGTATAATCATAAATATAGTAAAAATGAGAGAGAATAAGTTTTCAATAGGAGATACGGTGTATCATGTTACACCTGATTCAGGTAAAGGAGTTGTTGTAGAGGTTACTTATATGTTCTCTGTAGATAAATATGCTTATACAGTAGCTACTACATGGAATACAGAATATGTATGTTCAGAGTATGAATTAACTAGTCATCCAAATTTTTAATATGAAAAATAAATACTATTCATTTAATCAAAATGGTATATGGATTAAAGATCCATCAATACTAACATTTGAAATTAAAGAAGCAAAAAGAGAATCTGTTTTTAGATTTGATTTATTGGCTAAAATAGAAATACTTAAAGATAAATTAAAATAATTTAAAAATAATTGCATTTTTATTAGGATATGTCAAAAACATTTCGTACCTTTGCTGTAATAAATTTAAAAACATAGATATGAAGTTACCAAGTTGGTTAGAGATTGTAGGTGGTAGCCAAGACACTGAAATCATATTAGGGTTTTATAATCAAGCCTTAGAAGCGATTAAAGTTGATGAAAATGGTGATCCAACAGAAGATGAAGAGATTATTAGAATTAATAGATTCGTAATTGGGTTATTATTGTTTAACATTGAAATATATTATAGATAATGGTAGAGAAAATATACTTTTATATAAGACAAGATTTAGTCAGACATCAAGAAGAGTTAATTAATTTAACACATTACTATACACATAAGTATAGAAGTAAGGATTCAAGATTAGATATTAATGTTGGTATATTTAGAGCTAGTGAAACAGATGATATTGTTCAGATATACGTAGCTGATAAGTTTACTAGAATAAGAGAACAGATTACAATAAGAGATAAAAGAGTAGTAGATTCTAACTTAATAATGAAAACATATGAACCCAAAGATGGAGATAGAGATAAAGTCGTTTGCCAAAGAGTTATTTCAAACGAATAATGGATTAGTTAAGGAAGAAGACCTTAAGAATGCAAAGAAATGTTTATTAGTTGATTCGTTACTTGATTATTATTATTTAGTTGGTCATAGAAGTCACTATCCATCTAATGATAAATCTAATGTAGAATTAGAGTTAGACATTATATTAATGACTAGATCTAGATTTATGGAGTTAAAAGAGACTGAAGCTAACTATTTAAAACTATGTAACTAATGAGTATGTTAAAACAAGGATTTAGAAGAGACAAACTACAAGCAGATAAGAAAGTTAAAGCACATCTTAAAGCATTCTATAAGATAATGGATGATATGCAAGCATTAGCAGATAAAGTTGATTTATCTATAGAGTATACTGAAGATAATATAAATGATTATATTGACTACAGAGAACTAGATCCAATGGAGAAGTTCTTAGTATTAGGTAAGATTAATGATAGAAAGAATGGCAAACAAAATAACGATTCATAATATACTTTCTTATTTAGAAGGTAATGGTAAAAGAGTTTTAGAAGAACTTAAATTACAACCAGATCATATAAAAGAACAAGTTGCTTATAGAAGATTGTTATGTAAGGATGATTGTGCAATAACTGGTAAGTGTGCACATTGTGGATGTGATTTTAAAGGAAAGACTCTTGTTTCACAATCATGTAATAATGGGACTAGATTTCCTAATTTAATGAGTGGAGAAGATTGGATTAAGTTTAAAGAACATAGAGGAATATGATATATATTATAGAAGGATATGAGTTAAAGTGGGTATTGGATAAGGTTGATGAAGCTGTCAGTGTAATGGCTCCTTTCAAAGAAAAACATAAAGATTATTCTTATTCAATTAATATTTCTCAGAATAAAGATAAATGGAAGGCTAAAATACACATTAAGAATGGAAAGAAAGATAGAGATAATTCTCAAGAATTTATTGAGCCACCTGAAGTATTATGATGATTTAGCTCCATTCCCTATTTATGGTTCAGAATATATTAAAGATGTTGAAGATAAATTAAAAGAAGTAATGGGAGATAAAGATAAGAATTATGATGAAGAGCCAGTAGTTGCTTGTAGATTTTGTAAAAGTCTACACATCGTATCAGATGAGGTTGATAATAACGTATGTATGCGTTGCGGTTCAATTAATGAACTAACAGAGTTTAAAGATATAAATGAATACTTAAAATTTAAAAATTCAAAAGATGAATAACTCATTGAAAGAGCCTCTAAAAACAGAACCTAAACTTAAGGTAGAGTTAAATGAAGAACAAAAAGATTTTGTTACTCTATTCTATCAATACGATGTTAATTTCCTATTAGGAGATTTTGGATCTGGTAAATCATTAGCAGCTGTACATACAGCATTAAAAGCATTCAGAAAAAGAAGTAGAGAGTTCAAGATTGATAATATATGGATCACAAGACCAATGCTTAAAAATAACCTTGCTGCCCTACCTGGCACATTAGAAGAAAAGATGGCACCATATACATTTCCAATCATACAGAATTTAGAAGTTTGTCAAGGTAAAGAACAAACAGATAAAATGTTAAAGGAAGGTGATATTAAGATCATGCCAATTGAAGTAGCTAAAGGTGTTACATTCATTAAGTCAGTAGTTATTGTAGATGAGTTTCAAGACATGGATTACAATGATTTTAGAACTATTTTAACTAGACTAGGTGAAGGATCAAAAATGATTTTTTGTGGCTCTAGAGAGCAGATAGATAAGTCTATCAATGGAAATAGTTGTATTCATAGAATATTAAAATTAGAAGATTCTGGATTAGTTGGATTTAAAACACTTACAGCTAATCATAGAAATCCTATATTAACAGAGATAATTCAATTTTTAGAAAATGACTAATCAAGTATATACTGAATTAACAGGTGAAGAATTAAAATCAATTCTTAAATTTTTACACGAAAGAACGATTGATTTTGCTACCTTTAAAATACAAGCAATACGAGATGATAACAATGTATATACATATTGTCTTCACAATCCTAAATTAGAAATTAATTTATCAATTAAAAGAATTTAAAATGACTAATAGTAAAATCGCTAATATGAATGTAAAGCTTAAAGATCTATTCTTTAAGTGGATGGAGATAACAAAACCATTCCATAAGTTGAACAATCAACAACAGCAAGTATTAGCTCTTTTCCTATATTACCATTATCAATACAGAAAAGATATTACAAACAATAAGATCTTATGGAGAATGTTGTTTGATTATGATACCAAACTGAAGATTAAAGAAGATGAGATATTTGAAAACGGATTATCAGATAATGCTCTACAAACCACTCTAAGTGCCCTTAGGAAGAAGAAAGTTATAGTTGATGGAGAGATATCTAAGGTATATATACCTGAAATAGATTTAAAAGCTAAGAACTTTAAAATAGTATTCAATTTTAATATAATTGATAATGAAAGTTGAAAATCCTAAGATAAAGAAACTTATACATAGTTTAGGTTTAGAGTTTGGTTTACAAGATGATATTATTCAGAAGATAGTTCAATCTCCTTTTAAGTTTACAAGAGAAACTATTTCTAATTTAGATGTTAAGGATAACATGACTGAAGAGGAGTTTAATGAACTTAAAACAAACTTTATATACATGCATATTGGTAAACTATATACTAACTTTAATGTATACAATAAGATTAAAAAACAGAAAATTAATTTAACAGAGAAATGGGAGAAGAGAGAGAAAACATGACTCAAGATGATGTGTTAGATGTTATTAGAACATTTCCATTAGAGCCTTTATTTGGTAAAGTATTTATTACTTTGAATAAGATGAGTGAAGATGGAGAGTTAATATTATCAGACAACATTTTAGATGATGTTCAATACGTAGTTGCAGGAGAAATCCAATGGAGAGAAAGTAAAGTATCTCCAGGACAAAAGGTAATCATCGACATTGAAAAGATGATGGTTCCAGTAAGATCAGAAGATACTAATGCATATGAACCAATTATGCAAGTAAAGATTGATCCAATTGAAGTAGATGGCGTTATGTACGCCTTAATAGAAGAAAGATTCATTAAAGCAAAAGATAATAGATAAGATTATGAGAGAGAATTTAGTTACAATCAACAATGCATTAAATGCAGCAAACAAATCAGGAGCATTCACATTGCAAGACGCAATAGTAGTTATTAACGCATTCGATGCTGTTGTAAAGTTTATAGGACAATATGAAGATTTGTCAGAGCCAGTAGTTGAAGAAGTTCCAGTTAAAAAAACTAGAACTAAAAAAATCGCTTAATATGGCATACATTATAGTGTTACTAGTATTTGTAATAATTGGTCTTTTCTTTTATATAGAGTTTAAAAACATTGAAATTGAAAGACTTGAAAGCCAATTAGTAGACAAGGAAGATTACATTTTTGAATTAACTAACAAGTTAAATGATTTAGTAAGTTAAATTAGACTAGCCTCATATTTTCATATGGGGCATAGTTTTTTAAAATAAGATTATATGAAGATATTCGAAATGCATGATTATAATTTAAATGTAGCTCCAGAAGCATGGGGATTACTACCATTTAAAGCTATTCTTAAAAAAGACAAAAGCAGAAATAAGGAAACTGCATTTAAGGAAATGTTGTTTATATATTATTATTTAGATATTAGATCTGATTATATGTATATAACTAATGACTCTATTAGAGAAAGAGAGATAGTTAAAGATATAGGATTACCTGATGATTGGGAAATTGAATCACATGTTACTGGTGCAATGGAATTCTATAAGAAGTTCATAACACCAATACAGAAGCTATATAAGTCCTCTCTAAAGGCCGCAGATGATGTATCTGAATATCTAGAGAAGACTGGAGAGTTATTAGCTGAGAGGAACGATAAAGGTGGTACAGTGACTACATTACCAATGATAACAACATCACTTAGATCAGTACCAGTTATCATGAAAGACTTAAAGGCTGCATACAAAGAAGTGTTAGCTGAACAGAAAGAATTAGAAGGAAGAACTAAGGGAAGTAGAACAATGGGACTTTTCGAAGAAGGTCTAGATTTTTAAATATGAAAGAAATATTAGTTTATAGGCACAGAAGACTAGATACAAATGAGATATTTTATATAGGAATTGGTTCTGAAAAAAGAGCTAAAGATAAAACTAGAAGAACTTCGTTTTGGAAAAATATAGTAAGTAAAACCAAATATGAAGTAGAAATTATTCATAATAATCTATCATGGGAAGAAGCATGTGAAAAGGAAATTTCATTAATAAAAGAATACGGAAGAAGAGATAAAGGATTAGGGACTTTAGTTAATATGACAGATGGCGGAGAAGGTTCTACTGGAAATATAAGATCTGAAGAAACTAGAATGAAGATAAGCAACTCAATGAAAGGAATTAAAAAATCTTCACAAGCATGTATAAATATGTCTATTGCTCAAAAAAAATCTGTTAAAGATCCTGAAAAAGGAAGATATAAAAAAATAATAAATATAGATACAAATGAAATTTTCTGTTCAATAAAAGAAGCTGCTGAATCTATAAATAAAAATCGAAAATCATTTGATTGGAGGTTGAAAAATTCTAAAAATTTTAATTTCAAATATTATGAGTAAAGAAATATATTTTGGAGAAGAAGCTAGAGATAAATTATTCTTAGGAATAAGCAAATTACATGATGCTGTAGCCTCTACAATGGGTCCTAATGGAAGAACTGTTATAATTACAGATCAGTATGGAGAAGGAAGGATTACAAAGGATGGCGTGTCAGTATCTAGAGCAATTAATTTCAAAGATCCAGTCGAACAAATCGGAGCAACTTTACTTAAAGAAGTAGCTGAAAGAACTGTTGACCAAGCGGGGGATGGAACAACAACTGCAATAGTATTAGCTAATGCATTTATACAAAATCTAAAAGGTTTTAATTCTAATGATATAAATAAAGCCTTTGAAGATATCATACCAAAAGTAATAAAACATTTAAAAGATAATTCAATAGAATTAAAACGTGAAGACATTAAATATGTTGCTAGTATATCTGCTAATAATGATATACAGATTGGTAATATTATTCAACAGGCTTATGATTTTTCTAATGTAGTTAAAGTAGAAGAGTCTAATAGTCTAGAAGATGTTATTGAAGAGATTAGTGGTATGAAGTTAGATGTATCATTCTTTTCTAAAAGGTTTGCTAATACTACAAGAGAGACATGTGAATACTATAATCCACATGTATTAATAATAGATGGTAAGTTAGAAGACTTAATGCCTTTAAAAAATATATTAACAACAATATCAAACAATGACGAACCATTACTAATTATAACAGAACATGTATCTGAGAAAGAAATGCGTAAACTTGAGTCTAATGTTATATCAGGTAACATAAAGTTATGTGTAATAAAGACTCCAGGATTTGGCCCTGCAAGGAAAGATTTCTTACGAGACCTATCAGACTTCACCGCAGCAGAGATCGTGTCTCTAGCGCCAAATAAACAGGCTTCTTTAAGCTGTTTAGGTAAGCTGGACTCTTGTAAAATATCTAAAAATAGTTCATTGTTGATTAAACACGAATCTATTGATTTAGATGTTATTATATCCAATCTAAAAGGAATACTTAATGACGTTAAAGATATAGAAGAATATGACAAGAACCTTCTAAATAGAAGAATAGAAAATCTTACAGCCAAAGCATCTATCATACGTGTAGGTGGTAAGTCAGAGATTGAAATGAAAGAACGTAAAGATAGATATGATGATGCAGTACTTGCAGTGTCATGTGCTTTAGAAGAAGGTGTTATAGAAGGAGGGGGAATAGCATTGTCTAGAATAACTAGTAATAACTTACTTAGAGGAAGACCTTTGCTAG